CAACGCCCCATTATTGGGACTTGAAGTTGGTGAATGGAAAGATCGTTTGATTAAACAGAAACCAGAATGGAATGAGATCCTTAACAAAGCATCTAAAGCTCCTGGATCTGTAGTCACAAAGATCTGATTATGTTTATCCTTGGAATTAATATTTCTCATCATCCATCAATTGCATTGCTTAAAGATGGTGAGTTGATCTACTACATGGAGGATGATCGTTACAATGGTATCAAAGAAGAAGAATGGTTACGTGGTAGTATGATGAGGTGTCTCATGGACATCGTTAGATATACTCGCCACTTAGAACATATTACATTCTCTTCTTACGGTAAAATTGATGGAATTAATACTTATGATTATCCCGATTGTGATATTATCCAGGATGTGAAGACCAATCTTGGTAGATATGGAATTACTTTTGGTGACTCTCATTACTACTGGGAGCATCATCTTTACCATGCATGTAATGCATTTTATGCTTCGGGGTTTGATGAAGCAGCAGCACTTGTTTTAGATGGCGGTGGTCATTATTTTAATGATTACATCACCATCAGAGAAGCTGAATCGATGTATAAGTTCTCTGATCATCAGATAGAACTTGTCAAGCAAGTGTATACTCCACAAGGAGATTGTTTTAAAACCAAATCTAAACCAATTCTTGTGGATGACAAGTATGTTTTATCCTCAACTGCTAGTTGTGGGTGGATTTTCAATAGCATTATGCAGATTACTGGCATCAACAGTGCTGGTAAGTTAATGGGGATCTCACCTTATGGTGATGCCAGTAAGGCATGTACATCTGATTGGTTTCTTTATGATGAACCTACTGACACTTGGATTACCGATAATCAAACCATATTAAATAGTTACAGGAGATGCTATGATGATCCAACGTTAGATCCTGGGGAATATTACAACCCAGAATTTGATTTTGATCTCATTGCAAACTTAACTAAAAAGGCGCAGGATGAAACTAGGAAGCACACTATTCGTCTTATCGGATCTCTTCTTAAAAAAGTAGAAACGAAAAACTTAGTACTCTCTGGTGGATACTTTTTAAACTGCGTTAATAACTATGAATACTCCAAAGAATTCCCCGATATAAATTTTTATATTGATCCTATTGCACATGATGGGGGAACATCAATTGGTGCCGCGATGTATCTATGGCACCACATTCTAAATAAAAATCAATCTACTGGACCTTTATCCGTATGGCAAGAAAGAGAAAGTCTGACTTACAACCAATCGGCGTTGGTATGACCGCTAAACATATGAGCGCCAAACAAATGAAGAGGCGTAAACCAATCAATTCCGAATTTCTTTTGGATGTTGATCCTCTTACTGAGAATCAGGAAAAACTTTATGATTCTTTTGATGAGGATAAAAACATTGTTGCTTATGGTTGTGCGGGAACAGGTAAGACTTTTATTACATTCTATAATGCTCTGAAGAATGTTCTTGATGAGAACTCACCTTATGAGAAGATCTACATCGTCAGGTCTCTTGTAGCAACCAGAGAGATTGGATTCCTTCCTGGAACACATGAGGATAAGGCAGATATCTATCAGATTCCCTATAAGAACATGGTCAAATACATGTTTCAAATGGAATCTGATTCTGATTTTGAGATGCTGTATGGTAATTTGAAGACACAAGGGACTGTAAGTTTCTGGTCTACCTCATTCCTCAGAGGAACTACTCTAGATAGATCAATTATTATCGTTGATGAATTCCAAAACTTGAATTTTCATGAACTTGATAGTATAATTACTAGGGCGGGGGAGAATACTAAGATTATGTTCTGTGGTGATGCAACTCAAACCGACTTGCAAAAAACCAATGAGCGAAATGGTATAATTGATTTTATGAAGATTCTTAGAGTAATGCCATCGTTTGACATCATTGAGTTTGGTCTTGATGATATTGTCCGATCAGGTCTCTGTAAAGAATATCTGTATGCAAAACACGAATTAGGTTTTTGATGTTTAATCATGTTGATTTGGATCTCCCTGCTCTTACCAGGGAGACTATTGATGGAGTTCGTTATTACAATGTTCCAAATAATGAGGAATTATTAAAGCTCGTATCAATCACCTCTGTAACTAGTCATAAAAATCGTGATATTTTTATTAACTGGAGAAAAAAAGTTGGTGATGCTCACGCAAATAAAGTAACTAAACAATCTACCAGTCGTGGTACCGATACTCATACTCTTATTGAGTACTATCTAAAAAATCAAGATTTACCAAAAGTTCAACCACTATCAGACTACTTATTCAAGATTTCTAAACCTGATTTAAAAAGGATTAGTAATATTCACGCTCTGGAAAGTTCTCTATATAGTAAGGTTCTTGGTATCGCTGGGACTGTAGACTGTATTGCCGAATTCGACGGCGAGTTGGCAATTATCGATTTTAAAACCTCAAAGAAACCAAAACCAGTAGAATGGGTTGAGCATTATTTTGTTCAATGTATGGCATATGGATGTATGCTATATGAACTTACTGGAATATCTGTAAAAAAACTAGTCATTATTATGACATGTGAGAATGGAGAATGTGTGATTTATGAAGAGCGAAACAAAGCCAAGTACATTGAGTTACTGCAAGAGTACATTAGAGAATTTCTTAACTACAAACTGGAGACCTATGCCCAGTAAAAACGAAGATGAATTTGAAAAGGTACTGGAGAAAAAGTTCTTTTGTCCCACTAAGTTTGCTCAAGAAATTGAGTACTTAGTGAGAGATAATATTGAGATGAACTATATTGAAGCTATCATTCACTTTTGTGAGTGTAATAGCATTGATCTAGAGTCAGTTCCTAAACTAATCTCCAAACCACTCAAAGAAAAAATTAAATGTGATGCAACGGAGTTGAACTTCCTTAAGCGAACCTCCAGGGCGAAATTGATCTTTTAATTCAGAAAAAGTCGGAAAATTTATCTCTGGGAAAATTACGTGAAAACCCTTTTTGTTAAAATGACTCCCTTTGACGTATATAAAACTTATCTGGGATTGAAGAACCACTTCACGAAAGATAAATACGACTACCACAGATACAATGGCAAGACTCGTGCCTCCCTACAGTCCTTCTATAAGAGGAAGGATCGGTATTGGTTTGAGAAGATGAGTCGTCAGAAGAATGATCAAGAGGTTGTTAACTTTTTTGTATCAAATTTTGTGGAATCTACAGATGCTGGTTCTATGTGGATTGGTCAACTTATTCGTGAGGGTGAATCTACTTACAATTCATGGAAGAGACGTAATGAGTCATTGAGTTATGTTTTTAAAAATGAGTCTAATGACCTTTTTTCTGAATATAATGTTGAAGATGTTTTTGACTGTACTTCTGGGCATCCACCACTTCTTAAAAAACATTTAAGTGGCGATATTTGTGTAGAGACTTTGGTGATATATAATCGTATTTTTCAGTTCAGTAAGGATTTTGATAAAAAATTGCAAGATCCTATTTGGGAGCAAGTCTCCAAAAATATTAAGAAGTATAATTCCTTCCTAAATATTGATATCTTTAAATTTAGAAGAATTTTAAAAGAGTGTGTTTTATGACATTTTTTGACTCCGAGATGGTAAGGGCAGAAATTGTCTATATCAACGATCTCCAAGAAAAACTGTATAAAAATATGTTTAATTTTTATCAGATGGATAAGGGTGATAAGCTTTCGCATGTTGAACTTTTGACTAACCTGATAGACAAGCAAAAAGTTCTATATGCTAGACTGTCTCTATCTGATGATCCAGAGGCACAGAAGATGAAGGAAAATATTGCGAAATCTGCTGCTATGTTGGGTATGCCAGATAATGTTGATATGAATATGGTCTTCAGTAATATGGAAAAACTGGTTGGATATATGAAGGAGCAGGTAGAAGAAAAGGAAATTTGACAACCACGGGCACTTGCACTATTATAGGTCCGTACTCGCCGCAAGTGCCCAATGGGTACACACAAGCCGAATACAAACAAATCCAAGGTAATCTAATGTCTTTCGCAAATCTTAAGAAGCAGTCTTCTCTGGGTTCTTTAACCCAAAAACTTGTAAAGGAAGTTGAGAAGATGAATAGTAATTCCAGTGGCGGTGATGACCGTCTTTGGAAACCCGAAATGGATAAAGCGGGGAATGGTTATGCCGTTATTCGATTCCTCCCCGCTCCTGATGGAGAAGATCTTCCGTGGGTGAAGATGTACTCTCATGGGTTCCAAGGTCCTGGTGGTTGGTATATTGAGAATTCTCTGACGACTATCGGTCAGAAGGATCCTGTATCTGAGCACAATCGTACCCTGTGGAACAGTGGTATTGATTCTGATAAGGACACTGTTCGTAAGCAGAAACGTAAACTGTCATATTATGCAAATATCTACGTTGTAAAGGATCCTGCCAACCCTTCAAATGATGGCAATGTATTCCTCTTTAAATTTGGTAAGAAGATCTTTGATAAGATCATGGGTGCTATGCAACCTGAGTTTGAAGATGAGACTCCTATCAATCCCTTCGATCTTTGGGAAGGTGCTAACTTCAAATTGAAAATCAAGAAAGTTGCAGGTTACTGGAACTATGATTCTTCTGAATTTGATCGTGTCTCACCACTTCTAGATGATGATGATGTACTAGAAGCAATTTGGAAGAAGGAGCATCCCCTTGCTGCCATGACTGCTACAGATCAATTTAAGACCTATGAGCAACTTCAGACTCGTCTGGACTATGTTCTTGGTCGTAAGGGTACTCCTCGTCTCGATCCAGATGTTGAGAATGAGGATAATATGCGTGGAAACTTCACTCCTAGTTTTGGCAACCGCCAAGAGGAGTCTGAACTACCTACAGAATTGAAGAAAGATCTTGATAGTCTCTCTTCAAACAGTGGATTTAATTCACCAGATATCATGGCAAAGAGTCCATCTAGTGAGGGTGACGAAGATCCTATGTCATACTTCCAACGTCTTGCTGAAAGTTGACTTCAGTTTAATTATATAAACGAGGGTTATCGCCCTTCTTAAGGGATCTGGAGACATAACCTCCAGATCCTTTTTTATATGGCATGATATCTTCAAGATCATTAAAGAGCATACTAAGATACTCCTTTTTAAGAATGTATATATTTCTTTTATTATTTTCTGTTAAATCTTCGTATTCATAATTTGTTACTGGTCTAGCGGATAAACTACCTTTAATTTCAATTATATCATTTGCCACTTCATCAAAGTAGACAGTTCCAAAAGTAATTCTTTTTCTCCAGTTATATCCATCGAATCTCCATTCTTGACCATTTTTCTCATATACTTCATCTAATTGTGGAGTATATGTTGCTCCTGGTTTACTAAAGTAGATTTCTGGCATTGAACTATACCCTCTTCCTGGATTAACTATAGTAATCTCTTTAATTTCGCCATTCTCTGCTTTTAAGACAGCCTCTGCCGTGATTGCAGGTAATGGATTTTCTATATTTGCAGTTGGGGGAGTTCTATAGTTATAACCACGGTCTTGAATTATAACGTCCTTTACTGCTCCATTAAGAATAGTTACGTAACCCTTTGCAGTTCTATGTGGGATTGGTGGTTGAATAGCAATAGATGGGAGTGTGGTAGATGTATATCCCGATCCAGGTTTTGTTACAGTAATATCAAAAATAGTCTCTGCTCTAGTTCCAACTCCAACGGTAGCTGTTGCTTTTGCTGTTACGTCAGTATCATATGTATAGATTTTTCTATTAATTGATCCACCAATAAAGAATAGAGTTTCAAATGGGTTGGTAAATACGTCCAATGGTGTAGAGTCACCACTGGCATTTTGAACATTAAGTACGCCAAGTAAAGATAATCCACTAATATCCCAACCAGTATCTAATGTTATAACAAATGTTGAATTATTGTCTGTACCACTAACATATAGTTTTGTGCCATCATCTTTGAACGAGAATCCACGAATTGAAGACTCTGTTGGTTGGCAGATGATAGATATGTTTGCTGTCTGTACTGGAAGTGGGAAGATTGATGTCACATCCCAAGGAACAGTGCATTCATATTTTTTGATAGTGTCTGGGTCTTGAGTGTCAAGAACAAACATATGTTGACCATTATCCTGGAACCTTACACCTGCAAGTGCAGGGAAACTAACATTGCCAGATAATGATGCTGTTAGAATATCCCATGCGGTGCTAAGATCGTATTGTGCAATTTTATTACCAGCATTAGTTAATCCAGTAACATACATTCTTGTACCATCAGGTTTGAACTCAACACCTGTAGCATATGTGAAGTTAAGACCACCAGTATTTAAAGTTAGGACATTAACTTGAGATGCAGTATTTGGATCATAACCACTACTCATCTCATATTGTTCAATTGTTCCTTGAGTATATGATGCAGCACCATGAGCAGTATAGTAGTATGAACCTGCAGGATCCATGTACCAACCTTCAAAACCACCATCAACAGTTGCACTACCATTATTAACAAATACAGCACTCTCAATAATGTTTGGAGGTGGTGGGAATGTAATTATAGGTGTGAATGTGTATCCATCACCAGCAGAAATAATCCCAACACTTTGAATCGTTCCTCCAGCGCCAATAGTTGCTTCAAGGATCGCTGTTTTTGTTGGTGGTGGTTCAGTGAAGGTCAATACTGGTTGAAATGTATATCCAGTTCCTGCATCAATTACTGTTATAGTACCAATTTCTCTATCATCTGGTAGAACATTTAGTGTAACGCTGAGTGTTGCTAATCTTGGGTTTGGTGGTGCCTCAAACGATACTTCTGCAATATTAGTATATCCAGTTCCTGGATTTGTTATTGCTACGGTTTTAACTTCACCAGAACCTGGATCATATGTTCCTGTTGCTGTTGCAAAATCTCCAGGAACTTCTGAGGGTAAAATTATGTTAGTATCTCTCTCAAGTTCATATTCTGGTGCATTAAAAAATCCTTCATTAACCTCAACTCCCCCCTCGATGATAGTAAAACCATCTCTAGTTTTACTTTCTATGGTCTCATAGTGATGAATGCCATTATATAATGCGTCATAGTTACCATATTTTTCTAAAAGGTGCTTATCAAGAGCGTACTGAGTTTTTGGCCATTCCTCGTATACATTTTGTACGTTATTTGATAATAGGATGATCCAATCTAAAGATGAGTCTCCATATATTTTGTCGGCAACCTGATCAGGTCTTTCATCACCAATAATACTGTACTTATTAAAGTAACTTACGTTTTGAAATATATCCTCT